TAATTTATTAGGAATAGCGGCATAAGCGGAACGATCAATCTTTGATAAACTCTGATCTACCGGTGCGGTAGGTGTAGAATTGTTTCGATAATATGCTTCTAAAACATCACTACAATCAGAAGGGGTTGTATAGTTGGCTTGTCCTTGTACGAGAGTATCTGTTTGTAAAGCTACTTTCCATAAATGAACACCTCTATTTCCCCATTCTGAAAATAGTAGATTGAGAGACCTACGAGCGCTTTTGATATCATATCCCGAACGGGAACTTTTTATCATGCATCGCTCGTATGCCTCTTCAATTATATCATCGATTTCTAAATCGAAAGATGTTGTTCCTGATGTTGCCATTACTTATCTATAAATAATGTTACTGTTACATTAGAAATAGCTGTTGAGCCAATTCCGCCTGTATATAAAACACCGTCTTCAGGAAGATTTAATGTTTCTGTTCCACCCGCTCCAACTTGCACTTTTAAATAAACACCAGTTGTAGTTGATGCAGAAGTTGTTGCTCCTGTTGCATCTAAAGTATTTATAATAGCACTTCCAGAAGAACCGGTTGACTGAACCATTAAACCACGAAGACGAGTTCTACCAGCAAATGCAACACCATTGCCGGTTAAGACAACAGGTTTTACGTCTGATTTATAACTCATACTCGACTCCTAACTTATGTTATTTTGGGTTAACGTCAGCTGTTGGGTCGTTTAATTGTACCCATGTAGTTCCGTTTGAAAACACATAACCGTTAGTTGTTGCGTTAATAGCATCTTCACAATAAACCATTACACCTTCGTTAGCTGTTGCTAATAAAGAATTAGTTCCGTCTGTTAGAGTTGTAACATTAGATGCATAAAATACAGTTGTTCCACCTTGTTGTGTGTCACCTGCATTTGGATTTGGTCCACCGATAAAACCATTTAATGATGTCACGGGACCTTTAAATGTAGTATTTGCCATGATTAATAACCTCCTAGGTAAAATGTTGATATAGTCTCTAGGCCATCGACTATACGCGTCTATATCAACTAATTTTGTATAGTGATTGAAATACTATAGAAATTTTTAATTTAGTGCAAGTAATCTATTGTGTCGGAATAAATAGAGGACTGTCATAATTCTCTAAATCTCTCCAACGTAGCTTTGCAATGATTCTCTTGAGTCTAGCATCTATAGACCTCATTTCGAGAGTTTCCTTACCTGTAGCTAAGTATTGAGAATTCCACTGAGATTCTAATTTGATTTTCTCAGCGATTAGAGACTTTGATAGAGCGGTCATCATATACCTCCTTCGATATATCTTTAAACCGCCTTAATTTTATACTCTTTTTTCCCATAAAGTCAAGAGAATATCCCATAAAAAAAAGGGGCCCGAAGGCCCCTTTTAAAATAGTTTTTAGTATGATTATGCAGTACCGGGTGAACCGAAGATACCTCTAAAGTCAGACCAACCGAAGCTGTATCTTTCTCTAGCTTTGTATCTCATGTTACCTGTATCAAAGTCACCTTCCATTGCAGTTTTGATAGCTGCTCTTTCGAAGTGCTTTAATCCGTTTGGTACATCAGTCTTAATGAAGAATGCATCGTCATCAGTTAAGTAGTGGTTTACCACATAACCTTGTGGGATCATACCCATGTTTCTGACTGCATTGATATCATTGTCAGCTGTGCCAACTCTGTTTGCTGAGTTCATTAATCTGTCAGCTGTGAATTGTAATGCTGAAGGGATGATTAATTTCATACCTTGAGCAGCAATCTTTAGACCTCTTTCATCTGTGAAAGCAGCAATATCGATTAAAGCTTGCTCTAAAGATGTTTCGTTAAGGTCTGCTGCAGTTGCCAATTCGTTGCTTACAGTACCATTGATAGTTCCATGGTCAGTTGCACAAAGCTCCTTACCATCACCACCTAGGTAGTTTGTATTGAACGCATTATTTAAAACAGAAGCTGCTTTCACTTGTTTTGTGTTAGCCATAGAACGGGCAAGAGCCTTTGTGTATCTAGAAGCTAATCTGTCATACAAGTTATCTTCAATTGCTTCTTCAGTGATTGAGAAAGCAAGAGCGATAGTTTCGTGTGTATAACGTGAAGTGAAGGTTTCTTGTGCTTGATCATAAGAGATACCAGCACCTTCAGCTTTAGTTGCTGCATTACCAAAACCAGATAGCATTACTTCTTCTTCGAATGCTCGATCAGAAGTTTCTGTATCAAAGATTTCAGCATGTTCGTTTTCGTACCTTTTGTACTCCAGGCCAAATAGTGCATTTAAACCTGGCTCTAGCTCTTTAGCTAGTTGTGATCTTGATATAGCCATAATTTAAACCTCCTATACCATTAGACTCTTGTCGATTTTAACAATGAAGTTTTCGTTTGTAGCGCCTACTTCATTATCTACATCGCTGTCGAGTCCTACTACTAATATCTGACCTGTAGTTGATAAACCAAGGTTTAAGTAGGTACCAGAAATACCGTTTGTAGTATCTCCAGCTGCCCATGTGATATCAAAAGCAGTACCAACAGATGTAATACCTGTTGCAGTGCCTGTTGACTTCACCTTATATAATTGGTTTGGGTCAGTGATAACGTAAGCCTTAATTTTACCTTGGGTAACAGTTGTACCGCCAGTAAACTTTGGGCTCCATGTTGGTTTTCCAGTTGTGGGATCTACTTCTACTTCGCATCCATTGAATACGCCGAGAATATCAGTTGTTGCAGATGATTGTACTGGTACAACATATCCGCCTGATAGAGCTACTAAGTCGCCCTGATTAATAGTAGTTGCCTGAGCACTTGCTATTTCAAATTCAGATTGACCGCCAGCTGCATATGCCCCACTAACTTTGCCTAACGGTTTTAAACCGAAAGCTTTAGTTGAGTTTGCCATATTTTATACCTCCTAAGTATATAGCTGGTAGCTGAAGAAATAACTAAGAGATTAGTTTTTCTTTGAGCCACCAAAAGTTACACGACTCTGCCTATCTTGATTAATAGGCATTCCTGGGTGCTGTTCCTTCAAGAGATCGTTATTTACAGCTTCTTCTCGGTCTTTCGTTCTACTTTGATAGTACGCTTCCCGTTGCTGTGCGAGCTCTTCCGGTATCCTTGCCAGCACAAGGCCACCAACTCCTATCACTCCTGCGTACTTACCCTCTTTGAGGGCTGGATAATTTTCTTCGGGGTATTCGTCTGCACGAACAAATTCCCACCCGGATCTTAATTTACCGGATGCGTTCTTTGTATCGTCAAAACCCATACTCTCGACTCTTATCCAACGCTGACGGTATCCGTCTGGCGCAGGTGGTGCGTCTAGTGATGATGGGGGAGTCCAAACTTGGGGTCTAACATCTTTAGCCCTAGTTTCACTCGCGCGAGAAGTCTTGTCTATTTTTTTATCTTCCATATGCTTTTACGCCTCCTTCGCGATTAATTGTTTCGCATATTCTTCAAGTGGCACACCTAATCGCTTAGCTATTGCTACCTGTGAAGGTGTGAGTTTCACAGTTTTGCGGCGTCCTGTTGTAGCTGGACGTTTGGCTGATGCTACAGTTTGAGAAGGTTTCTCCTGTGTAGTATTTTCTGTTGTAGCAAATTTATTCGGAAATTCAAGTCTTATTCTCTTATCAACTTCCTTATAATACTCATCACTACTAGGATCATACCCTTCATCCTCTGTTAACTGCTTGTGAATATCAAAAGCAGTATAAGTCATCGCGGAATCGGTGCCAAACCAAGGATTTTTCTCTGCCCAGGACTCTGCTTTAGGGTCCATTTGTTGTGCCGCTTGCCTAATATTCTGAGCATTAGCATACGCTTGTTGCTGTTGAGGCTGTGGTGTTTCAGCAGGTTGTTCCTTTGGTTGTTGTGCTTTTACTTGATTAAGTCTAGCAGCATCCATTGTTAATCGTGCTATATCCGTCTGTGCCGCTATTTGAGCGTCCACGTCTTGATTATCAATAGCATTCTTTAACTTAATTTTAGCTGCCTCTAGGTTAGATTGAACTCTATTCTCAAATTCAGAAACATAATTAGTATCTAACTGTTTATATCGAGTTTCTACTTCTTTGTTCTTTTGAGCAATAGATTGTGCATAAGCAATCGCTTCTTCTTTTTGGCGCTCTGCTTCACGCATCTTTCGAGTCAGTTTAGCAATACGCTTTTTAACACTTTCGCTATACTCACCGAGTTCATCTTCTTTTTTCTCTTCTTTAACTTCTTCCTTTTGTTCTTCCCCTGAAGCCGTTTGTTCCTCTTCTTGAACAACGTCTAATTCTTCTTTCTCTTCAACGACCTTCGGTGAATCTAAATCGATTTCTGCCCCTTCGGTCTCACCAACATCAATCATTGGCTCTTCTCTTTTCAGTTCTTCAGGCATAGTTTTCTCCTATGTTTATATATGGTGAAGTATATCCTCGGGGTTATTAATTGTTCCAAGGACTTCATCATCATTTAATAAGCGCACCTCACCACCTTCAATCGGTAATCGTGAGCCTGCGTATCTGGCGAAAATAACCCAATCGCCTTCTTTACACCAGGGACCTGATGCAAACTTTTCTTCATCTTTATAACAAAGTGGTCCCATTTTAATAACGTAACCACAATTTGTTGCGATGCGTAATTTGTCTAAAGATTCTTGTGCAATAATAATACCACCTTTAGTTCTATCTTTAGGTGTAAAAGGTAAAACTAACATTCTCCAACCGGAAGGGGTGGGTAATTTAGATACTTGATCTTCAGTGATATTTTCCGCTCGAACTTGTTTCTTTTCTTCGTCCTGAGCTTTCTTTTCTTCTTCTTTGTATTTCTCTTGTAGTGCGTATTTAGTCATTATTATGCTCCTTTGTTTCTAGCAGGTTAGAGAGTTCCTGTTGTACTTGTTCAAAACCTTGAACTTTGCCCACAAGATACTTGTATTTGTCCATAGTGTCAACACCTGACATAATAGTATCTTTATGGTCTTGAATGACTTCTTTTAAATATTTTTGAAGTCGATAGACGATATTTAATTCTTCCATAATTTTTCCTTTCGTGTATTTTTATATCATGAATGATCCGAAAACAGAAGCTGAAGATTTAACAGTGATTGTTGAGTTTGATTTTGAAATACCTACTATTCACTAAGTAGGCGGTCTAATTTCTTATTCATTTCCGTGATTTGATTTTTGATAACTGCAATGTCTTGCATCATTACTTCAACATTACTGGTCTTTTTCTCTAAAGCTTGAATCTTTTCACCCCACATACCCCAAGACACTAAAAAACCACCGATTATAATTACATAAGGGGCCGCTAATTTAAGGTCTATTTTCATTTTGTTTTTGCACTCATATTATTTAAAGGGTTATTCAAAGCCTTGTTGATAGATAAGTTTAACTCATTTTCAATTAATTTCAACTCATCAAATATCTCTCTTGTATCTTCTTTTTGTCTATCCTCAATGTCATTAACTATTTCTGTAATGTGTCGAATGTCTCCGTTCATGGATCTT